CGGCTGGATACCTTACACATTAAACCCTACCGACACTGACACAACCATCAACAATGGTCAGGTCATGGCCTTAATTGGCACAAACTTTGTGGCTTATGTTGCTCCTACGCAAGCGGAGTTAGATGCAGAGAGAGCAGCAGAGGTTCGTTCTGAACGTGACAGTATTTTGACTAGAGTTGTTGACCCACTGGTGTCTAACCCTCTTCGTTGGACTGAACTTACGTCTGACAAGCAAGCAGAGTGGTCGCAGTATAGAATTAACCTGTTAAATGTACCACAACAATCAGGATTTCCTAACACAATAACTTGGCCCACTAAACCATCTTAAGGAGCAACCAATGGGATTTAAACTAGGACTACGAAGTAAGCAGAACTTGTCTGGGGTACATCCCGATATGGTTGCTGTTGTCACAAGAGCATTAGAGATTAGTGAAAAAGACTTTAGTATAACAGAGGGTGTTCGTAATATTGAACGCCAGCGCATGCTTAAGAGGACAGGCAAGTCAACTACACTTAAGTCTCGTCACCTGACAGGACATGCAGTAGATGTTGTACCTTACCCTGTGTCGTGGGAGTGGGACGAGTTCTACCCTATTGGTGATGCTATGAAGAAGGCAGCAGAGGAGTTAGACATTAAGATTGTTTGGGGTGGCGACTGGAAAAAGTTCCCTGATGGTCCTCATTTTCAGCTAGACTGGAAAGCCTACCCCTGTGACTAGGGGGGGAGAAGATTGTTTCGTAATGGGTAAAAACATATCGGCAAGTCTATTGTTTGCCTTAGTACTACAAGCTGCAATGATAGTTTGGAGTATATCACAGATGAGGGCAGACGTAGATGCTAACTCGTCATCTATAGTTAGAATAAGTGCTGATGTTAAGGCTGTTGAAACATCCTCAGTTACCCAAGCCGTACAATTAGGTAAGATAGAAGAGAACATAAAGGGAATTAAAGAGTCCCTTGAAAGGATGCTTGAGGTAATGGAGAGAGACTAATGCTAGACCCCATAACGGCCATATCAGCCTGTACTGCTGCCTTCACTATGACTAAGAAGCTAGTACAACATGGCAGAGAGATAGAAGACGTTATGGGGCAGCTAGGTGAGTGGTTCGGAGCCGCCTCTGATCTTGCTAAAGCTGAACAACAAAGAAAGACACCTTCCACTATACAGAAACTAACTGCTGGTGATAGTATAGAGAAGGAAGCCTTCGACATAATCGTACATAAGAAGAAACTAGCGGCTCAACAGAAAGAGTTGATGTTCTTATTGAATATGCGCTTTGGTCCTAATACTTGGGACGAAATGATTAAGTTAAGAAGGCAGATCAGAAAAGAACGTGAAGAGACTGTCTACAGGGCAATGGAAGCTAAGAAAGAGATGATTAATAACTTAGGCATGTTTGCCTTGTCTCTAGGCATCTTACTTGTCGTGTTTGGTGGGGTATATTTAATTGGGTTAGGTACAGGTTCGTGGTAAAAGCATTATTGTTGTCGGCACTCTTAATTTTCACTGTGGGGGTATCAGAGGCTAAAGAGCCTAAGATGGTTATCTGTAAGCTGTGGAAACGTATTAGCATAATGGGTGTACAGCAGTGCTGGTATCGTGGACCTAACGGATCATCTGCTACGTTCTTCCCTACACCTTTGATACCTAAGTACGAGTACGGGGCTGCTTACAGGCAATGTCCTCAGCGTTTTGAGTGTGTATACGACTTTAAGAAACGTAGACCTACAGCACAAGAGATTATAGATGGATTGAAAGGGGGCGGTTAATTGACAGTAACTATGGAAAGATTTCTACACTGGAAAATCATGCCACGTATTATGATGCTGGTTATGACCTATATGTATATAGAGGTACTATTCTGGTTTATGAATTTACCACCTGATGCAATGACTTCACAGGCAACAGCACTAACTGCAACTGTAACAGGCGCAATCACGGGAGCATTTTCCGTATGGTTGTCACATGAGAAGTAAGGAAGATATATAATGATAGGAGCAATTATTAGCAGTCTCTCAGGGTTAGCTACGAGTATAATTGATGGTAAGACACAACTCAAGCTAACTGAGGCAGAGATTAGGAAAAAGCAATTAACTGGGGAGATTGATTGGGACTTAGCGGCTATAAAGTCTACGGAGAACTCTTGGAAAGATGAATGGATTACACTCCTATTCTCGGTGCCACTTGTACTTGCGTTCTTACCTTTTGCTTGGGCAGAAGATGTAGTAGCTAATGGCTTTGCAGCCCTTGAATCAATGCCCCAGTGGTATCAAATTTCCCTTGGTGGGATTGTTAGTGCCAGCATAGGACTAAGGTCAGTAAGTAAATTCTTCGGCAACAAATAAATACAAGTGTAT